TTTTTATCGCTTACTAAAAGAGTTGACATGTTATGATGTATGTTTTAGATCCTGCTGTCCTGGTTCTTTCACCAGAAACGGCTTAGCAGAGTACACATCAGAATGGCTTGTTTTAAACATCCATTTTGCTGATTTAATAACATATTTGCCAGATCACATTGATTATTCAGCAGAAGACTTTTATGAATACATTTCGCCAAATTCGTTTGGGGCAATTAAGCATTTAAGACTTTTTGACAATACTGATTTCTATTCTTGTGTGAATCAATTTGCAAAGAACTCAGAACTATCTTATCAAAATTTATCTGATGAGGTATATGAAGATAAACTGATCTATAATTTAATAGCTGAGCCTATTTGTGCTGTAGAAAGAGAAATTGTAGCAGTCAGCGAAGATGAAGTAGAAGAAAAAGAAGGCATAGATATAAATACAGCATTCGACATTGTAAAAAAAATAATGAACCCATTCATTGAAAATAAAAATAAAAATAAAAAGATCGATGGTGATGCAATTGGAAATTTGAACAATAGTTTCTGCGAAAATTTACAAAAGAAAATTGATGAACTTGGCGACCCTGAATGTACGCAAGAAGACCATTTAATCTACGGCGGACCTGGTACTGGTAAAACTTATGACTTATTACAAAGATTAAAAGAAGATGACATGATAGTTTGCCAAACCAAAGAAGACAAAGAGAAAATGTCTAAAAAAGTCAAAGAGTTAGGTTTTAAAAACGTAACTGTCTGTACTTTTGTAGCTGCAATAGCCAATCCAGTCAATAGACAAATCAGAAATGTGCATTTTGATGAGGCTTTTCTAAACAACTTTGCTTTTTATGCATGTATAAATTACTATTACGATGTAGATTTCGCGTATTATTACGGTGACACAAAACAAAATCGTTTTTGTGATTTTGGTAAAGTGTTAACACAAGCAGAAACTGAGTTCATTTACCCTTTTGACTCGACAAAAGAATTAACTGAAAACCGCCGTTTGAGAAGAAAAGCAATTGACTTCT